GCCCCATTGTGGGGCCGCTCGGAGGAAAAAGGAGGACTCTATGCGTGAAAGAATTGCCAACGTGAACTACGCCGGTTCATCTGCTGCTGTTTACAATGAGACGTTTTCTGTGTCTCATTGGTACAACAGCATCGATCCAACGACGTGGCAAACTAGTCAATTGAATTACGTGCAGGCTCTTCCTTTGGGTTCTACGTCACACCGCGCCTGCCTCTCCTACGACAAGATTGTAGATAGAGGTGGCCCCATCGTGTTTATTCGTGATGGGAAGGGCGGTCGACGGAAAGTGGAATCGCCTTGTACGATAGAAAAACATCGTATTTTGGCGGAACCAGCAAACGGTTGTGTCAATGAGGGTTCGGCAATATCCAAGCTTTATTACGCTGGATACCCGTGGCCCGCAAAGGACTCCGTTATGGCGACTAGAGTATTACGGTGGAACAATATAATATTCTCCCGTGATCTTCGGAACGTCGAAGCAATTCGACCTCCGCAAGAAGAACTCCAGTCCTTTCTTTTCTCTGCTTACCACAGTTCTAAACCGGGTAATAAGCTCTTTCGAGGTCTTACAGAACTCATCGAGCTTAGGGACCTGCCGGGGTTGAAATCACTATTCTCTCCATCAAAATGGAGAGAAACTGTGTTTTCAATCGTCCACAGATCACCAAAGAGAAAATTGAAGGAACTTTCAGATAAAAACCTCGGTATTCAATTCGGGGCTATACCTGTCATCGGCGCAATTTTTAAGTTGCGTGATGCGTTCCTTCAGCTTGATGATCGGATTAACTGGTTGAGAGACCATGCTAATACAATCACTAAGCGAACCCGTGAAAAGTCATGGGAATACTTTTCTACAGAGACAAGTGGTAAACTCTATCCAGGCGACATGCCATGGACAGGTGAAGTCACTTATCGCTGCAGGAGGATGGCTAAACTGACTAGCTACTGGACTTTTACTTTTCCAGTAATCAGTCGTCTTGAGCCGTCCATCCGTTACCGTCTTCTGGGCGTCGGCAATCTTGATATAACTCAAATATATGCCGCACTCCCATGGACATGGCTACTTGATTGGTTCACTAGGGCTTCCTCGTTGTTGAAGAACTACGAGTCACCCGTCGTGGATAATGAAGTAACTATCTCCAATCCGTGTCTGACAGTACTTGATCAGTACGCGGCTTCTGGACAAGCAACGGTTAGAATGGGTTCCACATACGTATCCGTTTCCCTTGGGGGCTCTACAAGCACCCATGGAATTGCGGATTATTATGTGAATATTCCTGTTGAACAGACTCTGTCTGTATACGGCAGGAGTTACCCTTCTATCCCTTCTTCCGACCTCTCTTTTTCAGGTCTTGGACCAAACCAACTGGGTTTGCTCGCATCCCTCGCTACTAAATATTATGAGTAGTGATGAGCGATCGAGCCCCTTAACGATTAAATTAAGGAGATCACCATGTTTTCAGATCCAACTGCTTTAACCATTAATAGCGTCAGTACTAATATGGCGCGTATTAATCAAGATGGTTACTCTGCAGAGTATGCCAATGGCGAATATCTGTTCGATATTAGCCACAAGACTACTCCCGCAGTGACAAGCCACCTTGTTCGACTTCGCCAGGCGAAGATTGCTCAAGACCCGGTCACGGATAAGTCTGCCGTTAAATCGGCGGGTGTTCACGTCGTAATAAACGTGCCCACTTTTGGCTTTACCGCAACTGAGATTGAGTACCTTCGTTCCGCGTTGCTCGGATTTTTGACGTCCGGCAACCTTACCAAGATTCTTGCAAAAGAATCTTAGTAACAATTGTTCTTTGGAGGACATATGTCCAACAATGATAAATTGTCAGGATTTGATCGGTCCGCGAGAACCCTGGACAACCTGTTGATCATGATTTTTGTGATCGCTGTGATTGCCCTAGGGCTCTTTCTCGCTGTCTCAATAGACAAGCGAAAAGAGCTTAAACTGAAGCCCACTGAACCTATCCCTGCGGTCGAAGTCGTTAGCCGAAACTGGCTTTGAGCCAGTCGTCGGTTGGATAGAAACACGAGACTTGGTGATTAGGATTTTAACTACCTAATCGGAGGCAGAAAAATGAAAAGCCTGATCAATATAATTGATTTCCTTCAGCAGCTGAGTCTCGACGTCGAGCTTGCGCTTAACGTTGACCTCCGCCGCGATATAGAATATATCGCAGGCCGTCTAAATGATGAGGGCGAAACCTTCGTCTACAAGACACTCCCTTTATTGGGGGATGCCTTATTAGATGGCATCGAGACGGGAACCTTAAAAGTCCCAACGAATTTCCGTACTTACCGTCAAACAGCAATTCCTGAATTATTCAGGTCGTTGTTTAGCAGAGTTTTTAACTCTGATGGTAAGTGTCTCGATGAGGCAGCGGATGCTGGAGTAGTGCGTGCTATCCGACAGTTAACTCAACTATTCAAGAAGGTAAATTATGACTTCTCGAAAGAAGAGATCCAAACAGCAATCGGACGATACAGAACAAATGAGGCGGACATGGAAATACAAAATTATTTCCTTGATCCCAATCATTTTTCGTGTAATTCAAGCTGGTTTAACCAGATTGTCGTCCGTGCGAGCAAAATAGCTCGTAAGCTGCTAGGACCGGTACCTGATGCGGAAACATTGTTTCCGCGTCATGGTCCTGGGTCTGTCGCAACAGGCGAGAAAGGCCATAAGAAATGGTCTTTCAAGCGCTGTTTGACGTTAGATGAGAGGTGGTTATTTGACTCCTCTTTCTTTCATATTGGTAAACCGTTCTCCCCATGGAAAATCCATGAAAAGGACAGTGAACCAATACCGTCTATAGCGCGTATTGTTTTTGTTCCGAAGGAATTCGGAAAGCCCCGTGTTATTAGCATGGAGCCGTTAGAAAAACAATACTTACAACAAGCACTACGAGTTCACCTTCAAGAAGTTCTGTACAAGAACTCGAGAGGGCGAATTAACTTCGAAAGCACTGCGACCAATCAATTGCTTGCGTGTCAATCAAGTAAACATCGACACTGGGCAACGATTGATTTCAGTGATGCGAGTGATCGCATCTCGAAGTTACTCGTTCACCGTTTAGTTGGGAACCAGTGGTTCCGTGTCCTATACGGTGTTTCCAGTCACAGCGCGCAACTTCCCGATGGAACAATAGTAGAATTGCAGAAATTTGCCCCGATGGGCAATGCTCTGTGTTTCCCTATTGAGTCCTTAGTCTTTTACAGCATGACGAAAGCCATGCTGGATTGGCTACACGATAATGACTATTGGATAAACAAAAACTCCGATAGTACTGTGCAACCTATAACCAACCAACCACCTTGGAAAAGGTGGGAGGAAGGATATCCGATCGACCGGCTAACTACCGGCGAACCGATAAAGGTACACAATCAAGCGTTCGTCTACGGGGATGATGTAATAATCCCTGCAGATAAAGCGCATGACATTATGGGGCTATATCAAGCCTTCGGTATCGTTGCGTCTGAGAAGAAGAGCTACGTCAGAAGTCACTTCCGTGAATCATGTGGAGGTGATTTCTACAACGGTTCTGATGTGTCTATAGTACGTTTTCGGACTATAGGCTCTTTCAGCGACGTAAGTGCTGCCGATATTTTCAGTTCCATATCGGGAACCCGAAATGAGTTCCATAGATTAGGATACTGGAAGTCTGCCCAATGGCTTGACGAGTGGATGCAGCGTAGAGTACCTTATCCTCGGTCTGTAAGACCGACTAAGGGCCTATCTGCAAACTGCTTCGCCAAACCTAACGAATCAGACCTTATACGTCTAAAGTATGACAGAAACCTGCAGGCCCATCGGGCCTATAGCGTTTTTGTTGATACAAAAAACTATAGGATGTCGGGTTATCCTGGACAGTTATTACGATCTTTACTACGATCGTATTCGACTGCCAAAGGTAGCAAGCACTTTGACGTTCGTGGCACGTCATTAAATAGCCACTGGTCTATCGTTTCATCGTAAAACATGAAACTGTGGGAAGGACGCCTAATAAGCGTCTTTTTAAA